GACTGTGCTGCGTTAGCCTTTGATGTTGCATCTGCTGATGCTGTTGAAATTGCTGCAGACTGTGCTGCTGCTGCTGAACCTGATGCGTCAAATACACCAGACTTTATAGATAATTTTCCAGCTCCGCTTACTTCAAGTTGTGTTGCTTCTACTGATTTTACAAGAGTTGCTCCACCCACAAGGTTGAGAATATAAGCATCTCCACCTGTCTCTGTAAGTATATTTTGACCATTGATTGTACCTGTTGTACCTTCAACTACAAGGCCTGATTTAATTCTAAAGTTTTTTGCTACTGTTGCCATTTATATGACTCCTCTTGTTGCTTATTTTATACTTTAAGTGCTGTTCTAACAAATCTTACTGCAATTTCGCCAGAAACGGGTGTGACTCTTAAGCTAATTATACCTGAATTTTCTTCAAAAGTGTAACTAAACATGCTGCTACTTGTATTTGAAATTATGTTAGACTCTGAAACTAAAATATCTGATCCAGATTGTGTTGCAAGTATCTCTGAAGTATATACGTTTGGTCCTTTTGTAACTTGAAGATTGTATCTTACTGTCTTCCAAGCATTTTTTGCAAATGAATCTACGTTGGTAGGGTTTTCAATACCATAGACTGTAAGGTCGTTATTTCCTTCAAGTCCTAATAAAATCTCTGCTGAAGATGTGTTATTTTCGATATCATAAACTGACGATTCAAGTTCTGCAATCTTGTACTGTAATGAATTGCTGTCGTTAGATCCATTGACTCCAATTTTTGTCTCTATTGCTTCAACTGCATCATTTAAATTTGCATGCTGTTGCGAGTGAGATGGGCTAGATAATGGATCTGATGCATTAGGGTTTACCAATGCATCTACTGAGTTTGGGAAATTTGTTGCCATGTTTACCTCTGATTTATGACTTGTGATAATTGTATCATCTAAATGTTTTTAAATAATAAACTATTAAACTTTTCCACCATCTAGTAATGATAATTCTAATAGACTAGGATCTTGAGTATTATCTCCTGGTTTTCCGCCATCAAATCCTATTACTGTGGGTGATATTTCTGAAACGTTTGCTACGTTATTTATTTCTTTAAATGTTATTGGATTCTCAATATCAATTGTGTGAACATCACCGTCATATGTATGAGTATGCATATAAAATGGGGCTGGGTCTGTATTGCTTGCTATTGTTATCCATATTGATCCGTTGTGAATTTTTAAGGCTTTTTCTTCTGTATTAAAAAACACATCACCTACCGACCCAATCGGGTCGGAGGCTAGTGTTGTTAAGTTCAGTAAAGACTTAAATTTTTTTGACATTTATTATCCTACTATAACTACTCTGTATTCACCAGCTGTAGGAGCTACTGCAAATTTTACAGTAACAACTGAGTCTGATGTGTGCTGTACGTCTGCTTCTATTTGATTATAATCTGCATTGTTTTCAAATATTTGAACTGTAACGTCTTTTGTTGCTAAGTTATGAGTTACCGCATAAGAAGTTGCTGATCCGTCACCAATTGTGGTTGCATATTTTCTTGAAATATTGTGATAGTTTCCACCAACTTGACCAATTTGCCAAACATCTGCTGTTTCATTCCATAGAATTTCAGCATCTGCTTCATTTCCACGCTCAACAAGAATTCCAGCGTCTGCTACTGGCGTACCAGTTGCGTTGCTATTAAGTTTTACCTTATTATCTTCTATATTGATCTGTGTAGTATTTACAGAGTTTACTGTTCCTATTACATTGAGGTTTCCGCCAACTTGCAGGTTTCCAGTAATCTCAACATTGTTTGGTAGACCTATTGTAACTGCTGCTGTCTCTGATCCAGAGCCTGTTACTTCAATCTCGTTTGCTGTTCCAGAAATTGTTGCTATATAATTACCAGTTGTATCTGCTCCAAGGGCTACTGAGTTTGGCTCAATAGTAGTTGAGATTGTTACGTTTCCAAGATTAGTCATTGTTGCAGAACCAGTTACATCTCCTGAAAGAGTAATTACTGGATCTTTATTAAGAGATACAGCTCCTGCTGTAACTGTAAAATCATTTGAGTCAAATGAGGCAACGCCCTTATTAGTATAAGTTGCGTCTTCTGCTGATACTGTAATTGTGTTACTTGTTACATTAACATCAATACCCTCTCCACCATTTACAGTTAATCCTTCTGTAAGTAGCGAAATAGATGTGTTTCCAGTATCTCCAGTTATTGCAAGCTCTGTTGCTACATCAACTTCACCAGCGGCAGTCAATCTACCTTGCTGGTCTACTGTAAATGTAGGTATTTTTGTTTGTGATCCGTACGAGCCTGCATTTACTGCTGTGTCGTTAAGCTTTAATGTTGTTGTTCCTACTACATCGTCATATGTTGCAGTAAGCGCTGTTCCTGCAAGTACTGAGGAACCAATTATGTCTTGAATTACTTCTGTAGATCCTGATGTTGGTATCCAGGTTGTTCCATCATAGAAAAATAGAACGTTTAAAACATTGTTGTAGTAAATTTGTCCAGTGACTGGATTTGAAGGTGCTGACCCTAAGTTTTGGACTCTTGCATTCAGCAACTCATTCTTATTAAGGTCTAAGCTGACCGCATATTTTCTTGCCATTTCTTCTTCTCCTTTTTAAGACAGGTATGCTGTCCCTGAAAATGGTTGAGCCATAGTCAGTGTTATTTTATTTGTATTATTGTAATCTATTCCAGTTTCAAGTATATCTCCAGAGCTAGCCTTAACTGTTACGTTTGGGAAAAAATCTAGATTGTGATTAAGGACTACGGAATATACTCCAGACACTGGGCCTGTTACTTGAGCGAGCTCCCAAGAGGTAGAGTATGAATACTCAGACCCCTCTTGAATAAGTTTAATGATTGTAGATCCAGACCAAGATAGGTCTGTTAACTTTGGACCATAAAAATCCGTAGTTACTGTGTTGTAATAAAAATCGCCAACAACACCTAAGTTATTTGCTGGCACAGTTGTTCCATTTAGTATTGTTCTTCCAGCAGGACCTTGTGGTCCTGGGGTTCTTACAATTACTTTATTTTTTACTTCTGTTACTATTACTTTTTCTGTCATTATATAGTTACCGATCTACTGAGAGTTATAAAACCTTCAAGGAGTTTTATTTTATTCCCGTTAGAATCGACAACCATAATGTCATAAGAAGATTTTGGATAAAACAGTTTATTGGTTTGAGTAGGGGTCATTTTAACGGTTAGTGTTCCAGTTGGACCATTAATTGTTATTCCACCAGATGGTGATGTTAATGTAAATGCTAATTTAGATCCACCCTTAGTATCACGCACTTGCATTTTTGCAGTTGAGTTTACTAAACTTATTGGTGTGACCTCATCCTCTGCGGTGTATTGCACCTCAAAGGAAAAAGTAGCATTTTGATCTACTTCAAAATTCTTATTTACTGCCATTTTCAAAATCTCCTAAAATAGGAAAACTCCTATGCTTATTTTAGCACAGGAGCTATCCTAATCTAGTCTACTACTTTGTTGCTTTGAAACCAAACTCTTTATTGCTTGGACTTAATGCCTTGAGGACAACTGGTGCAACTGCTGCAATTCCTGCTGCAATTAAATCTTTTGGATTTGTATTTCCAGTCATGTATAGAGCTGTGGCTGCTGCCAAAAATGCTCTTCCATAAGTTCCCAACGCTGCTAGTATTTGTTCTGTGTACATGTTCATATTTTCTCCTTTTTGGCCTTCGCCATTATATATTCTACCATTATGCTGATATATCCACAATCTCACAATTTCCATCTGAAGTACAGGCTAGGGTCTGACTCCCAGAAGTTCCGTCTTCTGTCTCATAAAATGAAAGGTCTTCCCAGCGAATTTCTTTTGGCATCTTTGCGGTAAGGGATTCATACTCTTCTTTTGTTACTTCTTGGTATGGAGCTTGCTTGTATGAATGATCTGAGTGGGGCAAGAATGAAATTCCTGATACTTCGTCAAAGTGTTTGTAAACCCAAGCTCCAACCTCCATCCATTCGTCTTCTTTTACAGAAACTGTAATCGAAGGCTTATGCTCACACCATGCACGTTGATAAACTAGCCAAATATTTAAGTGCTCAATAGCTGTTAAATCATTTCTAACAATTGCACCTTCTGGTGCCTTTACTGGAAATGAGAAAACGTATGTATCGGTTGGCTTCATTACGTCATCTTCTACTGGGATCCCAACTTCTTTTAAGAAAGTAGAAATTGGATCTCCTTTTGAACCACGAACAGTTCTAATGTAATATGGAGAATGCCAAGCATGCATTCCTGAAGACACCCCGACTAATTGAGACACTGTTCCAGAAGGCTTTACGCATGTAATAGCAGCAGACTCTGGAATCCCAATTTTCCTAGCCTCATCTTTATTCTTTGCTCTTGCTGACTCTCTAAGAGTCATTAAAAATGCTTCTAGTCCAACAAGATCTTCTTTTCCTGACATAAACCTATGCCCAAATTGTCCAGTTAAAGAAACACCAAGTAAGCGCTCTTCTTCTGTGTTGTCTTTCCATATTTTTCTAAGGTACTTAAAGTCTGTAAGAGTTGATTGCCATGTTCCAAGAATAGTAGCAAGCTCTACTTTACGCTCAATATCTTTCTTTGTATCATTTTCACGTAATACGACTTCTGAAAGGTTACAAAACTGGTAAGGACGTAAAATAATTTCTGAGCACGGGTTAGTTCCATAGTGTATATCTGGATCCCTTCTTCCATACTTGGCTGCTTGGGCTTGAGCTGCTGCCACATTGTAGATTCCTCGTTCTCCTGACTTTGAATCATATAAAGATTTCCATTCTGCAATAAATTGCTCCATGTCTGGCTTACGGGAATAAGCAACAGAGTTATTAGAGAGTGCACGTTGTGTATTATTTTCCCACCAGTTGCCAGATTTTGCTGCAGCCATTTCAATATCATTAATGTTAGAAAGAGAAATCATAGCAGAGCGACGAACTCCGCCAACCACAACTACTTCACCAATCTTGCACATTATGTCATGTGCCTCAATAGGCTTTAGCTGTCTTCCTGATGCTGATTTAAATTTTGCAATGGTAAAATCAAATAAGTTTACTAAAGGCTGGGGTCCAGATGAACGTCCACCCATTGTTTTAAGTCTTGCTCCTGCGGGACGTACCTTAGACACATCAATTGCTGGAATCTGTCCAGTCCAAAGCAATGCTAGAAGTTCACGATAAGATTTAGCCCATCCCTGCTTAGAATCTTCTACTGAAATAACTGTGCTGGTTTTTTCAAATGACTCTGGGACGGAGGGAAGCTTGTTAACGTATTTATATTCAACAGAAAATCCTACTCCTGTACCGCACATAAGAATATACATGGTTTCATCAAACGATCTTGGATTATCCACTGGCACGAATGAACAATTGTATCCAGCAACATGGTCACGGTCTAATGCAGCTCCTGCTGTCATAACTGATCTCATTGATGGCATAACGTTTCTATTAAATACTGCTGATTTTAGTTCTTCAACTAATTTTGAATCTGGTTCGTAGGAATGCTCTTTAAACAAATGGTCTAACATAAAAGAAAAGTATCTGTCTACTGTTTCTCCCCAAGTTTCACGACGATTTTCTTCTGGCATCCATCTTGCGTATCGTGATAGAGCAATAAAATTTTCATAAGGGTTTTTGATTACTTGTGACATATACACCTTTTCTTCCGTCTAGCAGATTGATTAAAATTGATTAAGATCTAAGTGTATCAAACTTTATTTATATGGGGAAGACTTTATGAAAACTTTTTAAAAATATCTTGAAATGCATTCTTAGTCAACTGATCCCAGCCATACTCTTTATGAATATTAAAAGACTGGGTGTAGTAATAATTTGAATATGCTTTAAAGTTTAAAGATACGTCTCTCATTACCTCAAGTAGATCTTTATAGTCTGGCTCAAAAACTTTTCCTTCGTGTGGAAATGGCCACGGAGATTGTATAATTTTTGATTTTAACTTTAATGGACCAAGATACTTATTGTAGTGTGGCCAGCCTGTTGTGCAAATACTAGGCATTCCAGTTGCCAAAGCTTGCAGCGGTATAAATCCAAACCCTTCTCCATAGCTTGGATAAACTAAAACATCATGCAAGTTGTACAAATCAACTAACTCTTCAATAGTTAAAACTTCTGTGATCAAATTAATGTTTGAATATATCTTTTCTGGGGACCCTAATATATTCTTGTCTAAGTAATTATTAAAAATCCTTGTTGTATTGATCTGATCTGCTTTTATTGTTAGAGAGTATTCTGGGTTATTCCCAAACAAAGATACAAATGCTTCCACCACCATTTGACCAGCTTTTCTTGGTGCAGGCTCTCCAATATGTAAAAACTTTATTACTCCGTCATCTGGTCTTTTGTAAGGCTTCCAAATTGGATCTATGCCATGTGGGTAAACTTTTGAAACTTTATATCCGTTATCTTCAAATACGTTTGCACACCAATCAGATGTTACCCATATCTCATCGCATGCATCCATGTAGTATTTCCATTCATTTGGAATAACTGTTGACTCCCATGGAGTATAGCTAATTTGGTATTGATTCTTGTGTAACTTAAAATGTGATGGTTGTGAAAAATTTAATTGTACTTTTGATTTTGGATCTTGAAACGGGACAAAGTGTCCTAGATTACTTAATGATTTAATGATATTTTCTGAGGCATAGCCGTACCCGTTTTTAGTTCTTAGGTTAGCTATTACTGTGGAAAACGATATATTCATATTATCTTTCTAGTTGACTGACTTGACACCGCTTTAATTACAATGGTACTATTATAGTTCGTTATCTCTAGAGGAGGAAATGCCAATGGAGAAAATAAAACAACAGGTGAGTGATCTGGCTCACAATATGGTTACTATAGTAATGATAACATTATTTATGTTTCCAGTCCAGCCAGTGAATGCCCTAACAGTAAAACCTTTAGTGAAAACTGAAGCCCAACTAAAGCAAGAAGTCTTAGATAAGTTCAGTAAAGAAATTTACAAGCCATCTGAGATGCTTACAGACGAAGAGTTGCTTTTGCTACTCAAGACTGTAGGATTCGAAGGAGCAGGCCTTAAAAAAGCTTGGTCTATAGCAAAGCGTGAATCTAACGGAAGACCGCTTGCATATAACGGGGATAAGAAAACTGGAGATAGTTCTTACGGAGTATTCCAGATAAACATGATCGGAGACTTGGGTACCACAAGACTTGAGAAATTCGACCTAAAGAGTAACAAAGAGTTATTCGACCCAGTAACAAACGCAGAGATAACGTATTATATGACCAATGGCGGTCAAGATTGGTCGGCTTGGAAGGGTATGACCCCAAAAGCTAGGGAATGGCTATTGCAATTCCCTATTGATGAAAAGAAGTAGGTAGCATGAAGATACAATATGTATCTAAGTACATAGCCTTATCAGAAGAGGGCCTTGTTCCTAGACTTGAATGTCCAATGGATCAGGGCTCTCTTTATTGTAACTTAAATTTAAAAGATGAGATATATTTATATTGCCTTTCCTGTAATTACAAAAATTTTATAGGAACCTCATACTATGATAAAATAGTTTCTATAGTTAAAGGGGTAAAAATTGACTGAAAATCCAGATAGCCAAAACATAGAAGAAAATCTTCCTATGGTAAATTATATAATGCTTCATAGAATTTATGACATGCTGAGTTTGATTTCAAATGAAATTGCTGGGACCGAAAAAACATCTCAGATGGTTGAATATCATGACCAAGGGTTTTTACTTGGACCAGCCCCCTCATACTCATCAGAGGAAGAAAAAATTGACTAACTATGTTAACGGAATATCTTACCCAGAAAATTATATTTTTGAAATTGAAGGTGTTTATAACAATGAACCCTACACAAGTGGATTTACTAACAATTTATTTGTAGGGAATCTATCCTTTAGTGATTTAGAACATGGCATGAAGATTAAAGATGGACAAGTAGTAAAAAAAATTACTACCGATACCCTATCTGATAAACAAAGCCTATATTTTTTACATATAACAAAAACATCTGGCATATCACTTCAATCTGAATTAAAAGAAGTTTTTAGAGGTGAAAATAATTTTGTCAATAACATACAGTACGTAAACCATGAAGATATGTTAAACTCAAAGCTAATTTCTGGTCATTTTGCTATGCACCCATTTTTATTATATAAAAATAATAACAAAAAGTTAAATGGTGTTACAATTATTAGAAATCCAATAGATAGAGCTATTAGCTATTTTGTATTTAAATATAATATAACAGATATAATGTTTGGCTTTAAAACAAGAAAATTAACTAGTAAAAATTTTGATAACTTTTTATCTGACGAGAAACACCTCAATCACATAAATAATTACCAGACAAAAACAATTACTTCAGATTTAGATTTAAATAAATCTTCAAAATGGAGTCAGAAATATATTGATAACGAAATTTCAAGGCTTGATTTAATTTCTGCTCAGTCTTTAAATTATAATTTTATGGATTTTAAAAACAATGAAAGTCTATGGAAAGATAGCTTAATGAATTTTAATGTTATTGGGTGTGTTGATAAGAGAGATTTGTTTTTAGAGAAAACTTCTGAATTTTTAGAAAAAAACAATTATAAGGCAAATTTAAAAAATATTAAAAAAAATGAATCTAATCTTAAGGTAGAGGAGATTAAAAAAATTCTTACTTCTGATCAAATAGATAAAATAGTAAGTCTAAATAATTATGATTTTGAGCTTTACAATTTTATAATGAGCAATGGAGGTGTTTTGGAATGCTAAAAAAAGAAATGTATCCTTTTTTTAGACCTAGTGTAAAGTGGATAGATCCAAGAAGAATCCCTCTTACAAAAAAACAGGCAAAAAAACAAAACATTGATAGTAAGCTTAATATACATTTTCTTCTTAGCAACTACTACTCTTTCTTTTTTAATAGCGCAAAAATAATTACAAAAAATATGTTAAAGCATGGAAAGTTTTTTTCTACATACCATGGCAGATATGTAATTACATATGTATTTTCGCCAAAAGGAGTATGGGATGTTTTAGCATTAAAGCAAAAATCTTTTATAAAAGGACCACTTTGGGGAAGACCAAGAAAGCTTCTTGGAAACGGTTTGCTAGTCAGCGAAGACCCAGATCATTTTGTATTTAGAAGAATGACTATGTCAAGCTTTGATCACAAGAAGTTAAAAAATATGTCTTCTATAATGCTTAACATTACGTCTGAAAGCGTTAAGGATATGAGGGGCATCGATAAGGAGATTGAGGTTCGATCTCAAATTAACTCTTTGGCTTTAGATATTATAATGAAGTGTATTTTTGGGGTTGACATTAAGCAAAATTCAGAAGCAGTAAAGCGTAACGTATCTATTGCTCAGGATGCTATGAATAGAACTCAGGATCCATCTTTAGTTAGATTTGAAAACCTTAGCTTGCCATATTTTAAAAAATTTGCAAACTCTACTGTATCGCTATACAAGTTCGTTGAAAATATCTATGAGGAAAAAATTAAGTCTGACTTGGATGGCAATGACTTGCTTTCTATATATATAAATAGCACAGATGAAGACGGAAATAAAATGTCTAAGCATCAAGTGCTAGATGAAATGATAACAGTTATTCTTGCTGGGTTCGAATCAACCTCAAATACATTAGTATGGGCATTTGCCTATTTAAATCAGAATCCAGAAGAGTACGATAAGCTGATAAGTGAGTCTTCAAGAATATTTAGCTCTGGCTCTTCTGACGAAGAGCTCCTTAGAGAAATTATGGATGCACCAGTATGCTCTAATATCTTAAAAGAAACCTTAAGACTGTGTCCTCCAATTTGGAATTTAGCAAGAATGTCAAAAGAAGACGTTATTGTTGACGATAAGTTTATTCCAAAAAATTCATTTGTTATTGTTTGCCCATTTGCTACACACAGAGACCCAGAAATATATAAAGATCCAGAAAAATTTAACCCAGATAGGTGGAATAATGATTTTGAAAAAAATCTTCCGCTTGGAGCATATTTTCCATTTGGAGAGGGAAGTAGAAAATGTATTGGAGATCAGTTTGCTATGACTGAAATGAAAATAATTCTGCTATCAATGTCGAGTCAGTTCAGAATTAAAACATACGGAAGAATGCCAAGGGGCTTAGATAGAGTTACTTACCGTGTTGAAAAACCATTAAGAGCAAAGATAATTCCTTCTTGACTTTGTAAATAAGTTATTTTATACTTACACAGTATGGGTCGAGCATTCGTGTTCCCCACACAACTGCATCTTTAGATGCCACAAACCCAATCGGATCCGCCTCTGATTGGGATTTGTGTTTTAATGGGTGTATAATTAATACATGAGCCCAAGATACTTTGCTAAATTTACTGGTACTGATTATCAGAATGGTGCTAACTGGTTTCATTTTTCTCCAGGTAATTATAAACCTGGCTCCCCTGAAGAACAAATTAGTAAATGGAAAATAACTAAAATATTAAAAAAAATACTTAGAATTAAATAGTGCGTAAATTGCAGTGCATCGGCGGAAGAAGAGAATAACTATTTTTACCAGTATGGCCAACAATATAGATACGCCTTAAAATTGCTCTACAGGGCCTCTAAGAGGATTTCAGCCCTAAAGACATACCCAAGTATACATAAAGCCTTAAAAGGGCCTTAGAACAGTTTCTAGAATTTATTCTGGTATTTTAGTCAACTAAGATAATTTATCTACTATTAAATTACCCCATCTAGAGTATTTTGTTAATTTTATTTCTGGTAGATCTACGTCTATATCCAAATGATTCCAGTTGCATAGATCTACATTGCTTGCTATTTGCCTAGCTTCTTCTTCGCTATCGGCCATTACATTTATTTTGTAGATATCTCTAATTACAGATGTTATTCTATACTCATTTTTACCATTTCCAAATTTTTCTTTTGGATCAATTTCAAATATATTTATAAAAACATCGCCCTGTAAGATTTTGTAATTTATTTTTTCATAAAAAAGTAAAGACCCAGAGGTATTTAAATTTATTTTATATTCTTTATCTGGGAATTCAATAACGGTGTTTTTTGATTTAGAAACTAAAGAAATTACATTAAATTTTTTATCTAAATCATCTAAGTATCTAAACTTACTTAAAGCTACTTCTAATAACTTTTCTTTTAATTCATTAAGATTGCTAAAATCTAAATCTAGTACGTTCTCAGGAATTTCTATAATATCTCTAAATTTTTGCATTATTTCCTTATATATAGTATTTAATCTTTTAATGTATATCTGGGTATTTAGATTTTTTAGGAAAGCCCCCCTACCCCCCAAGTTTAAAAAATCTTCTTGGAAAGATAGGAGGGCAGATACATCTGGTACATTTGAGTTCCTCAGTGTAAGCCCCCACAAACCTTGCTTAGTATAACATTATAAAAATTTTATTGTCAACTAGGAATTTCTTTAGTCTCAAAATCTCCCCATTGTGCCCATCTAAGTATCTTGCGAGGTTTTGATGTCCCACCAGGGGTCAAATGCTTCCAGTCAGACAATGGTATGTTATATGCCTTATCGTATGCTTCTTTTTCTGAGTTTGCAAAAACTTTTATTTCATATTTATCAGTCAGTGTAGCAATTATGTTATAGGCTTGCCCATTTGGCTCCTCATACTCAACTTTTGGCCAATAATAAACTTCAAAGTATATATAGGAGCTCTCGTCAGATTTAGTTGAGTAGTTACACTGGGAGGGGAAGGATATATAGTCTCCTATGTCTAGCTTTATTTCTCTCTTAAAGTCAGTAAGGCTCATATCAAAGCTTTTAATACAAACAAAGACATCAAAATGTTTTGCAATGTCTTGAGAGTATGTATCTTTATTGATTGTAAAGTTAAAACCCAAGTGTCGAGTTTTTAGAGACCCCATAACAATTTCTTTAACCTGATCAATTTTGGCCAGATCTTGCTTGCTAAAGGCTGACTTGGCAAAAACCAAGTTTTCAGGCCTTGCATAGATCGTATTATTTAAATGCGACATCTTGCCTCCTATAAATATTGCTGGTCCACCTGGACTCGAACCAGGAACCCCTGAGTTAACAGCTCAGTGCTCTGCCGATTGAGCTATGGACCAATTATAGTTACATTATTGCATATTATAAAAAATAACGCCACATAAGTGCGAAAAAAAGTGCGTCGAAAGTAGAACACCCATATTATAAATTTGAGGGCGGACTCAAATGTATCCTATATCCCCATATATACCATATACGACCTATATAGCAGCATCTGAAGATATTATATATATCCTATGTAGAATTACTTCACTAGATATAGCTTTGCTATTATTTCTGAAGAATTGCTACGCCAATTGCTGCTGGAGTTATTGTTTCCCGTTTTTTTCTATATATGTCTATATTATTCTAGTCAACTAAGATTATATGGTGTTATTACAAGTGTTCCTAATAGGACTTGAACCTATGACCTACTGCTTAGAAGGCAGTTGCTCTATCCACTGAGCTATAGAAACCTATGTAGGGATATTGGGAATTGTTCTGGGGTCTATGCATGTATCACATATCATAAACATAGCTCCAGATGTCTTTGTGGTTGTTACGGCATTTTTTGTTTTGCAAAATGCACACTTTACTTTTTCCCGTCGTTTCCACATATTTAAAGTATACTATAAATCCTAGTCGACTACAATATCACATTTCATAAAATGTTAATAGAGATTTTATTTGTATGATACACACCTAAAAATATGTCCGATTTGTCCAATAGAGCGACCATATGGCTATGACCTTGAGCGTGAGTGTGGTGTAACTCACAAAAATACTTTGCAGATACTTGCCAGTAACCCCCCTAAATGTCAGTCCCCCCTGCTAGGATTATATTATAAAGAAAGTAAGAAACTCTTACTAAAGAAAGGCGGTAATCTAATGAACGATTATCTAGACTATATGGACGAAATCTACGAGGAACTCGTAGAGGAATTCGGACACGAAATAGAGTCCGTG